ATGCGTGTGTTACAGTGTAGTTTGCTTGTCCACCTGAAGCGTCAAACTCAATGTTCCCGGCGTTAGTAATGTTCTGAGTGTCGGCACTAATTGCCTGTGGAGTCCATCCTGCGGCGTTTACCTGCTTGCGTTGATAGTTAGAATCCTGAGTGGATGTATTCACTTCAGTAATAACGGCGTTGCCAGTTTCACCAGTAGTGTCATTGAAGTTAGATACTGCGGTAGCTAGGCCAACATAAATGTTGTCGCCCGGTGTAGCGAATGAACTGGAGTTGTTCTTGAATATAAAATCCAGAACTTTGTACTCCAGAAAGGAAGTTGCGGCGTTTGCTGTTGCCATTTTATTAACCCTCGTTTCTCATGTAAAAATTATCGACTGAGTTTCGTTGTTGCTGTTCTTCGGTAATCCGTTGAACAGCGGCTTGGTACATAGATAAGTACCCTTGTTGCAATCCTGCGTTTCTATTAAACATTGACGCCTCAAGGAGACTTCCATACAGGAGTGCGTCACTCGCATTGTCGGTCAACCAATTAGTCAGATTGCTTGAAGACAGTGCGGGTAAACGGCGGCGGTAACTAATCTCTACTGGAATGTTACTGCTGGGAGTCGGTGCTACATATATAGTAGCATCATCAAAGTATGCGTAATACTCTGGTATTCCTGTTACTGACCTGTCAGGCCAAAACTCTGTCATAAACTCGTCAGAACGCAAAAGAAGGTTTACATGTGAACCAGTATTTCCAGATGTGTACCCAACCTTTGTCTGTAAGTTTTCAAGAGTTACCATATCTGTGGGCATAGTGAGATACGGGTCGTTCTGAGAAAACGCAGATAATTGTCTGCGCCGAAAGGCTGGTATCTTTAAGTCCCTAGACAGGCGTAGTTCGGTAAGGTCGATGAAGGTATCAATAGAGTTTGCAAACTCCGTGCCATCGTCTTCCATAAAGTCCTTAATGTTTTGTACAAGAGATGTATAATTCATACGGTGTTAACCCTATATCCCATCAATGAATGATTTGTGCAGTATGTGTAAAGTGTAGGCGCATTGGCGGCTACTAAGATTCTTACATACGCACCAGCGGAACCCGGTGTTCCCACAACGGTAACGCCAGTTGTGTATTCGGAACCACCTGAATGCGAACCACCCGCTGTTGTTGAAAATCTTAGAGGGTGACCAGAGTTCGATGAATCTGACTGGTCAAATATGTATGCCTCTCCCTCATTTATATCTACACCGCTAACACCAACAGTTTGTTGATTGTGACGGAACGCATTACCGCTACCAGTGTTTGTCACCGTTACTATTACTAGGTTCTCTGTGGTGCCGGGTGGGGTGTGTGCTACCCAACCCATGTTTGCATGATTAGTGCAATAGTAATATAAAGTTGGCGCACTCGAAGCCACCGCTATCTGTGTATAAGCACCAGCATTACCCGGAGTTCCAACAACCGTTACGCCAGTTGTATACTCTGACCCACCGTTATGAGTTCCATTTGGTGTTGTACTAAATCTAAGTGGGTGACCAGCATTACTACTGTCCGACTGGTCAAATATGTATGTGCTTCCCTCGTTAAGAGTGAGGGTTGGTGCAGGGCCACTGATACCAGCAAAGAAGTATCTATTGCCAGTGCCATATCCTGTAAAACCTGACTGAACAAAGACATTGTATGTGGTTGCTGAAGATACAACAGCACCTGCGGTTGTCTGAACAAATGCAGAACTAAAGTTGGCAGAAGGCGTAGTTATTGATGTGCTACCAGCCGTAGTCATATTGAAGCTAGTAGATATGTTAATCCCACTAAGAGAGAATCTGTTTTCTCCAGCGGTATGCGGATACAGAGTTTGAAAGGCTATGATGTTACTTGCTGGCTCAACTCTGTCGGGCCTTGGGTGACGCAATGCTTGCGGGTCAACAATTCTTTGTCTGCCCAACTGTAGCTGTGGATGGTCTTTGTCCAAGCACGGTGGGCAAACCCTAAGTCCATTAGGTCTTTTGTTTTCTATCTGTTCCTTTAAATCTTGATATGGATACTGTTGTCCACAGCGGTCACATAAAGCAACAGATTTCTTACCCGAAGCATATCTAGCCATTACTACTTCTTAGTCTTGCCGCCGTACATCATTTTCTTTGCGGGTTTTTTCTTAGCCTTCTTCTTGGCAATAGCTATTGCGGCCTGTTGCTTCTTAGTCTTAGACACCTTCTTAGCGGCCTTCTTTGTGGGTCCACCCTTCTTCATTTTGCCCACGCCATCAACGGTAAAGGCTGGAACTTTCTTTCCATCCTTCATTACCATTGGCATCTTGGTGCTACCGCCAGCTTTCATACCCATGATTTTGCCGCCACGCTTCATGCCCTTAGACATCATTGTCTTGCCACCGCGCTTCATTCCCTTGGACATCATTGTCTTGCCACCGCGCATCATGCCCTTAGGCTTCTTCTTCATCTTCTTCATCATCTGTCTCCGCATAAAGGTTGTTGAAAACCCGTGAAGTATCATTCACATAGTTAGGGTCTTGTTTAGAGTGATGGACCCACTGGCTTGGCCTGAAGTCCGGCGGTCCTTCTCCTGTAGCAAACCACGCTGGATTTGTTACTCGAACCCGATTGTTTGGCAGGGCTACAATATTCCCTGTCCACGGTCCCGCATCCATCAACTCAAGCACATGACTTTGCTTGTGTTGGGCGGGGTCGTCCGCTACCTCTGTGTCTGTATAGTCGATAGTAAAGTAATACTTTGCAGGGAAAAAATTCCCATCTATCTTTGCTTGCCAAGGACATGGTGTGGCCCTGTTAAGAACAAACACAGAATGATGATGTGACTGACAGTCCCACGGTTGGGCTAACTCAGTCGGCATTGGTTCAGGCCACTCTTCAAATGGCGTATCACCTACGAGGGCAGTGAGAGGCATCCTTGCCCACATTGCACCACCATGCACATTTTCTTCTTCATTTTCACAACCAGTAAATAAAATTTGAAAGGTCAAGGTTCTCATTGGAAGAGTTGTCACAGCTATCGCCATGCCATGCAAAAACTCTCCATGATATCTATCAAAGTTAGTTGTGTATTCACGCCTTACCCACGTTTTAAAATATGGGATATTGCTTGTAATATAATTCATGTAATGCTTGGCACTATCCTAAAGTCTGAACGGTCCCTGTCTTCAGTAGCCGCTAAATCAAAATCCTCCTCATACATCTGTTTTAACATAGCTACCCTGTCCGCTGTGTCAGGATTTTTTAATGCTAGTTGATATGCTAAACCAGCAACTATAGCTGGAAGAAACCTTGTTGGCGCATCAAATTGCGTAATAGAACCATTCACAGTGTCGTAAATTCTTCTGATGCGGTAATATACTAGTGTATAGTTATTGTTATTTGGCACAGGCCAAACAGTAATTTTCGGTGCGGATACCAATCTTTCAACGTATATTTTTACTGGTCTGCCATCTGAATTTTTTGATGAAAGAGAGGCATATTCACCGAGACTCATTCTAGTTATAGCTAAGTCAGACTGCGAAGAACCTGTTCCTTCTCTTATTGAATGGTCAAGGATACTTACAGTATCTGCTGGTAATGTATATGTTGCTGTTCCAGAAGTTAGGGACAATGTGCTTTCTTCTATCGTCCAAAGATTTATACCTCTGTTTGCAAAGTCCTGAGACAAAAGATTAAGGGAACGCCTTGCAGTGCGAAAATCGCTTCCTGAAAACGCACGGCCTAAACCAGCACGTTCATACGCTTCTTCTATTATTTCGTGGATATCAAGATTGAACGTAGCTGTTCCTGATGTAGCCATTCTCTAATACTTTCTATAGCATAGTCTTGTTCTTCGCGCCTTTCCTTGATGCGTTTTATCTTTGTCAACCTTCCCCGTTCGGAAACTGAGGTGCTTTTGTGTTGACGGTGTGCCTTCTTAATGCGGCGATAACACATACTCTATTTACGGAACTTCGCTGTTTTCTTTGCTATCCTTTTTGGTTGCTTGACGAACTGCTTTCCTGCTTTCGTCCCTTTTCTTTTTGCCCTTGTTGTTGCGGCATATTCCTTTGAGGAGAGAGATTTAATCGCCTTCGTAGGTAAATAGCGTTCACCCGTTGCCTTTGGACCGATTGTGCTGTTCTTACCACTCTTGGTTCTCCATTTCTGCTTTGACCACTTTGACAACTTGTTAGATGACTTCTTCTTTCCAGAGTAAGTTCCACCAGAGTCCTTGTAGTATTTTACAGCAAGTTGCATGGCCCGTGCCGAATGTTTTCCACCCATCTTTGCTTTGGCTCTTGCCTTTGCCGCCGCCCACTTTTTAGGGTCTCTTTTAGTTGCTGTGCTACCTTTTGCCATTACATCCCCTTCAATACTGAAGCAAACCAGACAAGCCAAACAATACCGAGAACACCAACACACAAGACCAGTATAATACCAATTATCTGCACCAATTCTTCCCGTTGTCTCTTGGCTAATTCAATCTGTTTTTGCCTTTCCTTCCTAGCATTGCCCTGAAACTTTATCCAATCATGCCATAGACCCGGCCTACCGCAGTATATCATGTACTGTTTCAACTCTTCTTCTTTCGACTTGAGAGTTTCTAAAGCCATAAACTCCTCAATGTCAGAAGATTGGTTTGGGTCGCGAAACAGTCCGTGCTTTTTCTTGTTTCCTTTTCTCTGGAGAGTGTCCTTTGCGTTAACGAAATCACTTATCGCTTTACCCGCTTTTAGCAAATCTCCAGAATTGGCAACGGTTTGCTTGATAACCGCGAAGGCCGCGTTAGCCGCCATCAATTCTGGTAACACTCTTCCCCCCTATATGTTTTAGCTTACAGTAAAATTACCGCCCTTTGTTGCCGCGCCCATGCCTCTACATGGTCCGCCATGTTTCATTTTCTTTACCTTACCACCGTACATCATGCCGGGTGTGCGTTCACGATTCATAGGGTTCTTAGGGTCAGCATCATGAAAATATCCATTCTTCTTTTTGAACTCAGCAAATGCTTGCGCCTTAGACTTGGGTGGTTGTGGGGTTCTACTCTTTTTTGGATTAACTTGTTCTTTCATGTTTGCACGACTCATCGTCATTTTATCCATCCTACAAATAAATGTGCGAGGGAGCCAACGACTCCCCCAATAGCAACCATAAGCCAGAAGGCACCCTTCCAGCGGTTGGCTTGCGCTTTCAGGTCCGACACCTCTTTATGAACGTGACGAACCTCATCCGATAATGTTTTAATGCGTTCCTCTAGCCTAGCTAGTGTTACTTCTACCGACTCCATCAGCACTTCCACCTGCGTCTTGCTTGTCGTAATCTACTGTTTGGATTTTTAGCCGCCTTTGGAAACTTTTTCATTTGACCTGCACTTCTGGCGCAGAAAGACTTACGCCGCTTGGCGTCCTTACTTCCCTTCTTAGGGTTGCCAGTTACAGCAGTTTTCAACTTAGAACCGGGGTTTGCCCTGCGATACGCCGCAACGCCCTTTTTAGTCATGCCAGCACCCTGTTTAGTCGGTCTAAAGTTTCCCGACTTAACAGAAGTTTTTATAGGCTTTTCTTTTTTTCTAGGCATGGAATAGGGTTACGGAACTGACATTGGTGACATCAACATATACGTTTGTTGAAAACCTGATTCCGTCAGATGGTATTGTGAGAGTGTTACTCTCGTCTTCCCCTGCCTCTGTGGCTGGAACAGTCAATGTAAGTAGAGTTGTTCCGCTTGCACCGCCATCCTTCAGAACTAGCGAACCAGCATTAGATGTACGGATATAATAAATTGATTTTACCCGTGCCGCGTGGTTAACGGCAACGCCGTCTGCGGTAACGGTTGTTGCGGTAATGTCCGACATTCATTCCTCCGAATAGCAAAAAAGGGGGGCGAGTTGCCTCGCCCCTCTAAGGTGTTTAAGCACCCGGTGAGCCGTAGTAGGCCAGCGGGTCTGAGTAGCCAAAGCTGTAACGCTCACGACCTTTGTAGCGGACGTTACCAGTTTCAAAGTCGCCTTCCATTGAAGTCTTCATTGGAACACGAACAAAGTGCTTAAAGCCATTCGGGATGTCTGTTCCCAAGAACCATGCATCAACGTCTGTCAAGTAATGGTTGACCATGTAGCCACCCGGAATTGAAGACATTGAACGAATTGCATTGATGTCGTTCTTAGCAAACGTACCATCGCCAGTACCACCAGCAACAGTAGAAAGTTCAGACTTCATCAAGCGTTCTGCAACGAACTGAAGGTCAGACGGAATCACCAGCTTGGTCGGACGGGCGGCAATCTTGAGGCCACGCTCGTCTGTCCATTTGCCGATGGCAATGATGCCAGCTTCCAGCGAAGTTTCGTTCAGGTCCACAGCTACTGACGGACGGTTGCCGTTAGTTCCACCGTTTACGAGTGGGTGTGAAGCGTTGAACAGAGAAACGCCGTCACCACCAACCTGACCAGTAAAGCCAGAGTTGAACAGGTCTGCGCCTTTCACTTCTTTTGTGTGCTGGAACGCACGAGCCAAGGCTTTGGTATAACGTGCAGACAATGAGTCGTACAGGTTATCTTCAACAGCTTCTTCAGTGATGCTGAAGCCCATTGCCATTGTTTCGTGTGTGTAGCGGCTTGTGTAGGCTTCTTGTGCGTCATCATAAGTGATGGCGGCACCTTCATCCTTCACAGGAGCGGCACCAAAGCCACTCAATTTTGTTTCCTCTTCAAAGGAACGCTCTGAGTTTTCAACCTCAAAGCAAGCACGCCACTCTTCTGGGTAGCGTGCGTACTCCATGCCGAACAGTGCATTCAGACCCGGCAGGAGTTCTTTCATTAGCTGTGCGCGTGCAATAGCCATTTTACAACTCCCTTATGTTATCGCGTCTGCAAGGAACGCATGTTCGGTCTGGTTCATCATAACGATAACGTCAGTTTTGGCGTCACCGATTGTTGAACCCACGCGGTCCACGAAGTCAATTATCTTGAACAGTTCACCACCAACTGATGCTGTTGAAGCATCAAGCTGTACACCAGAATTACCTGTTACGGTAGAACCAGCTTGGGTCTGAACAAGGTCAGCAGTCATGCCGAGTTGCGTTTGTGCAATGGCATCATCTGCCTGTACTTCGTACAGTGTGAATGGATTGACAGAAACAATCGCCTTTATGTCAGAGGCGGCTATACTGCCGGGATAAAATTGCTTGTGAGTCAGTTGACCAGTGGATGGGTCTGTGTATGACACACCCAAAAACACACCAATCGGATTGACTTCAGAAGCCACAGGTTCACGGACGATAAAACCATCGTCTGTGGAGTTTGCGGTATCAGCCAAACCAACTACGTCACCGTTGAAGATTGCTGTCGCATAGCCTGATTTAATGAGATATTCTCTAGTCGAGCCAGCAAACGGCATACCCCCAAGGAGACCAATCGGCTTCAAACCGCGAGGGGCTGAAGTAGCAGACATTTAAGTCCTCCTAGTTTCAAGGGTTAACAGCCCCTAACCTCGTGTTAGGAGCCTTTTCCAAAGGACACACGACTTGTACGCTCTGGGGCGTTAATCGGCATCCGTGGGTTGGATTCCCTCATAAGCTGGTTGTCAACGGAAGTAATGGCGTCTTGTGATTGACGCTGGTAGTATTCATTGCGTTGAGCCGCCATGCTATCGGGCATCCGGCAGAGAAGCAAACCACCAACCTCTACCTTACCTTCAAAGCGGGGGTTCGGGTCAAGAACAAGATGTTCCATCTCAGGGGCTTCTTCGATTGGAACTGCTTCCCACCCCTCACGGAGTTTTTTGGAGTAGTTCATCGGGTCGTCTTGGCCCTGAGTTGATATGCGAACCCACTTAAAGGTGAAGCCATCCTTAGGGTAAGGGTCTGGCAACATATTAGGTGGTGACCAATTTTGGGGGCGTAACTCCTGTTCACGCTTCTCTACAGAACGGGGGGTACGAGATGCTTTTGCTGTTTCGGACATAAAGATGTCTCCTTATTTATCAAGCGCAACAAACTGTTTAGCGTATTCCTCTAGGGGTACACCTAAACGCTTCGCTACGGCCACCTGTGAAGGTGAGAGTCGGACTTTCTTGGAACGGCCACTTTCGTTGCCACCCGGCGTAACTATAGTGTTACGATTAGAACTTGGCGTGTCCTGTGCCTCGTCCTGAAACTTATGAGGAAACTCCTCACGCATACGCCTGTCGATGGCATTATAGTAAGCATCACTACTTACCTCTACGCCACTCTTCACAACCTCGTCATGAATAGCGTATGCGGCATTGGTCATAACAGAATCTTTGTTAAACCAAGAATTTTTACTAGCCCACTCTACCGCTCTTTGGTCTGGAGGTGGTGCAATCGGGTCTAGTTCTTTATAATTTTCTGGGGCGGCTTGTCTCTTCATAGAGTCTAGTTCGCCTACCTTGGATGTTGCCTTGAACATCCTTTCCTGCGCTTCGACTAGCCTATCAGAGTCACCCTCTTCATATGCCTTTTTGTAGTCAGCCTTTGCCTTCTCCATGTCAGCCTCTATTCGGGCTTCCATTTCTGTGACAGATGATGTTGAAAACTCTTGTGCTTTCTTACGAAGACTGTTGTTTTCGTCCATCACCTTTTGGGCGACTTTATAATACTCATCTCTTTGACGCTCTGCTTCACGTTGTTTGTGAACCAAGTCGTCTATACGTTTTTGAAACTTAGACGATTTCTTTGGTTGTTCGTCAGACTCAGCTAACCCTTGCCCAGAAACATCGTCTTGAACTTGCGCTTCAGCTTTCGGAGTTTCTTCTTCACTCTCCTCAACTTCGACTTCCAGTTCATCGTTATCCTTAATATCTTCTTCGTTCATGCTGTAGCCCTCGATACTTTGGTTGGGTCATCCACAACGGCAAGAATAGAGTCATCATTCATGACACGCATTTCAACACCGTCATACTCAAAGCGGTGACCAGCATACTTGCTGACCATCACCCAGTCTCCTTCTTGACACCACGGCCCAGAAGCAAACCTTGGGTCTGTCTCAGGATAGCAAGTATCCCCGACAGAAATAACTTTACCAACAATCGAAGCTACGTCTTCACGACTTTTAACTTCTCCGGGCAGTAGAATGCCGCCCTTTGTTTTTTCATCTACCTTTGGCATCACTATCAACAAGTGATAGCCCTTCGGAACTGGCGGGTTGTCAGGTATAACAACCGCACCCGTACTGTATACGGATGTCATTTTTACTCCTTTAGCTTTCTTAAGTTTGCGGTCAAGCTAGGCCGTCAATCCTCTTCGCTGGAGAGGTTGAGAAGGTTCAATAATTCCCTCTCTGCGATAGCCAAACCTTCTATTTGGCCTACCGTTCTTTGATATTCTTCAAAGGTTTTTGCAGAACCGAGTGCAACATTATCAGTTAACTCGTTCATGTAAGTTCTAATTATCTTGCGGCACTCGTCCGCAAAAGCATGAACGCTTGGGTCGCTCATGTACAACTCCTTGTATTTTATTTATAACACACGTTAAGTGGTCAATGTGTCAAAAAATTATCGGCTTTTCTTAACTAGGTCCGCCTGTATTTTTGCCGCCGCTATTTCACGCTGTTGCTGGAGTCTTTCTCTTTCAAGCTGTTGACGCATATTGGCTTTTTGCAATTCTACCTGTGCGTCTTGCTGTGCTTCTGTAGCCTTTTGTTGTATCTTGGCTTGTTCTATTTGTAATTCTGCTTGTTGCATCTGGACTACTGGGTCTTTTGCCGCTTGCATTTGTTTTTCCAATACAGCCTGTTGTTGCGCTTTTCCAGTTATCTCAGCCGCCGCTTGTGCCGCCTGTGCAGAAATGTTCATTTCTTCCTGCTGAGATAGACCAGCTTCCTCATTTCCAAGTTCTGGTAAGTCCTCGCCAATTAATTCCTGTGCATCGTTTCTGTACTTGTGTGCCATATGTTCAGATATATGAGAGGAGATTATAGCTTGTATTTGCTTCGCCATTGGGTTCTGTTGCAAACTTGGGTCTTGCATCAGTGACATATGTGCGGCGATATGACTGTCGTGGTCTTGATAAGAGAAAACCTTGATAGGCGCACCAGACATCGCTCTTGCATTCTCAGAAACTGGGTCAAATGCTGGAACCTCTGTTGGGTCTGGTATGATATCTGATATGTTTTCTATACCAACTGTACTAAGGAAAGCCCTGTGAAGTTTACGCAAATCATACAACTGTGGTGCCTGTGATGCGGTTTGCATAGCGGCCTGTTGTTGCATAATTCTTTGTGCAAAACTTGTGGCATTCGGGTCAGAAACAGGAATTATATCAACACGGTCATCAAAATCAGACCTTGCAATCAAAGGGTCTTCACCAACTTCATATGGGTATTCTGGCATTGACTCCTTAATGATATTTGAAAGAAGTTTAAACTCTCTACGCAAGCTGTTATGTAGTCTGGCATGAACCGCCGACATCACTTTCATAGAGCGTTCAATCAATGCTATAGTTGTTCCCACTGGTGCTTCTTGATTACCTTCACCTATATTCATATCAGCAATAGAAGCTATGCGGCGACCTTCATCAACCAGAACTCCCATAAGTTGGGCAAGTGTAGGTGAAGGCTCCTTGAACGGTAAGGGTAAGATGTTATCGCGAATTGCGCCGCCGGGCAGGTCAATATCTCTGAACTCGCCGGGTTCAATGGGGCGGTCATCTCCCTTGATACGCAGACCACGGGCCTTGAAACCAGCAGGTAAATTAGCCAGAGTGCCAGCATCAATAAGTTGACGAAGAATTGATGTTGATGATTTTGCTATAGAGCCTATTAAGTGGATTAGACCAAACCCATAAAAACCCAATCCGGGCTGAAACTTATAGTGAACAAAGTGTTGGAATGGTTCGTTTAATGGGTCACCCTCTTCGTAATTACGCCGAATAGATAAAATGGTTCCTGAGGAGTGGTCGATTGTGACAACGTATGGCAAGCTGAGTCCTGTTGCTTCTCCATCTTTTGATGTGTGTTCAAATCCTGCGAGGTCGAGTTCAACGTGCATTTCGAGGAGTGTTCGGACATCTGTCTCCGAGACCTCTGTAACTCCTGTGAGTTCGTTGTATTTGGTCTGGATGTCGCTTCCTTCATCAGATGGGTCTCCTATATCTACGTCTCTGTAGAACTCATTTAACTGCATCCTGCGAACAAAGTTATCACTCTTTCGCATGACATGTGTGTATCTAGGTGAAGATTTAATATCTGTTGTTTCGTAACTAACAACAAAATCTTCTGCTGGAACAAATATACTATCTGGTCGGTTGTGCTGTTGGTCGTAGTAAACCTTTCTAAAACCAGAGCCAGCCAAAGCTGTTTTGAATAGAAGTTGTTCTGTGGAAGGTCTGTACTCTTCTATCTCTTCGGTCAGCAAGTAGTTCATGTAGTCTTGAACTCTTCTAGCCTGTTCTTCTCTTTCCTTAGTCGTGTTCCCAACAACAGTTGTTCTGACTGGTCCGTTGGGTGGGAATATTTCCATCATGGCCTGTGAAACAAATCTAATAACTGCCTCACTAAGTATAGGGTGTGACACCCCAGTGGCACCGTCAAAAGGTGTAGTCCTGTCCTCTATCTTGACCCCAAGTAGGTCAAGGCCATCAATGTAAGCCTCTTCCCATTCTGCACGGGAAGCCCGGTCTTCATCGTATGCCGCTATTAAGTCTGATGAAAGGAGAGAAAGTTCAGACTCGTCCATATGTTCGGCTAAATTGGCATTGAAACCTACCTGAGGCTCTGCTGACATTGGTGTGAAGTCTATGACTACACCACCGTCATCGTCATTTATAATAACTGCTTCTGGATTCACGACACCTATTTCTAGGGCATTATCTTGCTGAATATCATCTTCTTGCATGTTTAATCCTTAATAGTAAGGTGTACGTCTTGGGGGTTGCCAGCCCATATCTTCTTCTTCAAAGTCATTGTAAAGACTGAGAAAGCCGCCTTGTCTAAACCTCATCAACGCCAAGGTCGTGCAGTCCACAAGGTCATCATGCGCCCCTTGAGGGAACGCCGCGCATTGTTCAACCAACTCTTCAGCCCACCTAGTGCATGGGTGCCATACAATACCGTTGGCAAAGATGTCAGTGATTGAATTAACTCTCGACATTTTATCTTGACCGCGACTCGGAGTGTAATCAGTAACAGGAATACCTGATGCCCTAAGTTCCTGTATAAGCGGCAGACCAGCCGCTTTTGCTTCGATAAGATATCCATCAGGTTCATAAGCATAATAAAGTTCCAATGCGCGATTTTTTAATTCTGGAAACTCCAGCTTCTCGTTTACAGCGTCAAGCAAAATTATATTCGGTACGTTCTGACCGTCTTCATTGGGATGGTTGAACACACCCCAAGTCGTTATAGCTGAAAAGTCAGACCTTGCGTTTTTTGTATGGGCGGTATCTATTGACTGTATAATATAGTCACATACTGGTGGGTCTGGTTTTCTCCATTCCTTCCAGTACTCTCTTTTTATAAGCGCACCTTCTTCTGAGGTTGGCTTTTGCTGATACTGCGCTTCCCACTTGGATACTGGTAGTTCTGCTTTAAGAGCATCAAGTTCCTCTCTACTCCAAAAATCAGGCCAGAGAGGCTCTCCGTCTGCATATAGTGCAGGAAGTTCAATGACTTCCCATTTATCAGACCCCTTGCGTTCCTCTGATGAAGATAGTATCTGACCAGTTAAATCAAGCTGATGCCATCTAGTCATCACAATAATGATAGCACCACCCGGCTGTAGACGCTGTCTTGGGCCTGATGCGTACCATTCGTACACGCCATCAAAGTATTCAAGAGATGGACTGATACCCGCAGTCTCTGAGTGTGGGTCATCTATTATTAACAAGTCAGCACCACGACCAGTCATGGCACCACCAACACCCACAGCAAAATATTCTCCACCGCCAGACACATCCCATCTTCCAGCGGCTTTTGAATCTGCCCTTAAGGACACGCTTGGGAAAACCGACTTGAATGCATCGGTGTCGATAAGGTTACGAACCTTTCGACCAAACCTCACAGAGAAGTCTGCGGTGTGAGTTGCCGCAATAATCTTCTTGCTGGGGTCTTTACCAAGCATCCAAGCGGGAAGGAGCCAAGACGTAAGTTCTGACTTACCGTGGCGAGGAGCGATGTTGATGATGA